AGCTCGGCGGTTTTGATCAGGCGGGTTTCGAGGTCGATAGCGCATCGCATAATCGGCCCTATGTTACGCGCCGCCTGGAGCCGGAGGCAGTTTCCAGACGACGCTCAACATAAGGCCAAGCCATTATGCGAAGCGCCAGAGAAGAACGCACGCCACAAGGACAAGCGCAATGAGCGCAGCGACTGCGAGTCCCGGCGGCCCTGCTTCAGTTGACTGGTGATGACGACGTGCCGGCTGGTTGTGGAGCCGGCGTTCCTTGCGGTGAAACCATTCACGGTCGATCAGTGCCATGTCGCGCTTCCGTTGCGTGGGCGCGGAAATCTCTCACGAATGTGGGCAGGTGACTAGCATTCGGCTGGCAGGAAGGCGGACGGCGACCTTGGCGGAAACCGGGTCCCGTCCGCAAGCGGACTCCCCCCAGTTATCCGCCTGCGGCCTTGTCCGGGGTCTTGCTGGCAAGCGAGATGGTAGGCAATGCGGAAACTACGTAGCCAAGGTCGTAGCCCTTGTACTCGAGTGCAATCACGGTGGGTGATTCATAGGTGATCGTATAGCCGGCCTCAGTGAGGTCACGGAACGAGACCTGCCGGATAGGCTGTCCATTCTGGGTTACGGTGAGGTATCCGACCATGAACGGCCTGGCTACGCCGTGCTCATCCGGCCTGTCGCTTTTCATGACCGCTGAGAGGTAGAAGTCATAGCCCTGATAAGGGTGGATTTTCTGCTCCGGTCCACGTGGGTGAGCAGTTTCCACGACAGGCGCTGCTGGCTCGTGCTGAGCCTGTGCGACCTGGGCGGGCTCTGGACGCTTGACCGGTGGCGGTGTTTTACCGGTGTCGCGATTAAGTATCCAGGTAATCATGCAAGCGGCGATGATGAACATGAGGGCTGCGCCCCTAAAGGGCCAGCGCTTCCAGATCGGGACGATATCGTTAGCTTCGAGTTCTGCGGCTGCGGCCGATGAGCGCGTGTGGCTCTTCCAGAATCCGAAGTAAGTTTTCTCATACTGCCGGATGGAGGTATTGACGACCTCCCCGCGTAACCCGTCCTGCACTTTACGGATATAGCGGTCGTTAGTGCCAAACGCTGTTGCTTTCTTGCAGCGGTACACGACCTGGACGAGATCGCGGATCGCTCGATTGATTTTGCCGTAGCTCTGAGTGATGAGAAGTACGTCCGCACCCTCATGACGATGAAGCGAGTACCACTCCTCGACCTCGACCGGTGTGCCCCGCACAGGCAGCGCTAGATGGCATTCGTCGATGATGTAGAGCGGACCTGTGCCGGTTCCCTCCTGCCGCCATGGGTCACCGTAGTGGCTTTCCTGGCTAAAGGGGCGAACGAGCCGGCTGCCCTCCTCCTTGGTCTTTGGGTCGATATAGCGTTCGGTATACGGCTCGCGTATTTCGATCAGGTGGCAGTATTCCGGGAAATACGTCTGAAACTTCTCCATGACCAATGCAAGGTTAGTAATAACCTTCCGCCCTTGTTTCAACGCGGGAAGCAAGTGGAATACAACCGCTTCGTGTGACTTGCCGCCACCAGGCTGGCCAAGCATTAGGTTGATCATTACGACCCCCAGCGGACGAATGGGATAGTTTGTAGAGTGAAACGGATCACGAGGGCGGCAACTACGATTGAGATCGCCTGGGTTACGCCAATTGCGCCCATCATCTGCACCGTTTCGGGTGGTATTAGGCTGTAATAGGTCTGGGGATCAAAGGGGGCATCAATAGCATTGAGCGCCGACACTGCAATGGACAGTAATCCCTCAAATAGCCAACAGACCGCATCGGTAGCGATATTCCAAAGATCGATGAATATCTGTTTAAAGACGGCCAGGAACCACTGCGCGGTGTTAACAAACTTAGCAAGTATGGCAGTGAAGAACCTTCCAATTGCTTCCATGACTTAGCCCCCAAAGGTCAGCGCGCGCGCTGTAAATACAGCGGTCACAAGAAAGATAATTTTGATGAAGTCAAATATCCAACACATATTCCAGAACGAGATAGAGCCGTAGTTTGCCCAGGAAGCGATATTGAAGGAGAGCCCAAAAGTCGGGCACGTGCCAGAGAATGTTGGAATGAACGACTTTAGGAAGCCGATAAAGGCCGAATTTCCAATGTCCGCGCTAACTTGGCTCCATACGCCTGAGAGTCCATCCGGGTACTTCTGTTCATAGAACGGGGTGACCGCTGGGAACTCTGAATCTTGGAAGGATATGTCCCAGTCTTCGTCGGATTTGTCGTCTTCGTTTCTGTTTGGTAGCTCACCGGGCGGCTGCGCGTCTGTAGTTGTCTCGGTAGTTGTTTGGCCGTCCTTAGTTGTTGTCTTCGTCGTTGTCGAAGAATAGTTGTAATAGTTATCGCCGTAGTTGTAGTTGTATTCCGTTTGGGTGGTTTCGGTAGTTGTAGACGTAGTTCCGTCTGGGTTTTGCGTGGTTGTGGTTGTGGACTCCTTTGGGCCTTTCTGGCTGGCAGGACCTTTCATTGGAGAAAGGTCAGCGAGGCCGTCCAGGCACTTCTGAGGAGCAATGGAGCCCTCGCACGATTTTTTCATCAGCTCGCGGGTCCAGTCAGAGTTAGCGACTTGCCGCGCTACGTCTTCGAGTGACTGCCAGTCACTATCAGTAAATGGAACGACAGAGCCAGCTCCATAACATTCGCCTTTAACTCCGTCATAGGAATAACCAACGGGACACGTTGAGCCGTATCGATGGACGTCAAATAGGTATTGCCCGTTATACATGTAGCATCGCGCACGGGTGTCGGTTGCAAGCTGCATGTATGAAGAATTTGAATTCGCCGCCTTGCATGCCTTGAGCGCGCCAGTAGCAGGCGTGGCGCCGACAATATTGCCCTTCCAATAGAAAGTCCCATTGGTCGTATCCACGGCCTCTGGCGGCTGGCCTACAGTGGTCTTCTTAGCCGGCATGCCGTCTACAACGATCGCAGACGGTATCTGCTCGATGGCCCACTGGATGGCGGCGGTGGCAATTACTCCCGGAACACCTCCCTTAACGCTGGCGACGGCCTTGGCGGCTACCTTTGCGCGGTTTGCGATTGCTACTGGCGTAACCTTGACGGCTATTTTGCCAGTGCCTGACGAGGGAACTGTATCACCTGCTTTGAAACGGTTTCCGGCAGTATGCTGGTCGACATAGTCGGAGCCAAAGTAGGCGGATTCGCCGTTCGGCGTCGTGAAAGAGGCGCCGCTACCGGCGACGATTGAGCCGGACGTTTGTCCGTGGTTGACTGTTTTTCGAGTTGCCGCGTGGGCAAGGTCGGTTGAGAGTACGACCAGAAGGGTTATAGCCGCTGATTTACTCCAATTACGAATGCCCATCCACCAATTACTCCGCCAAGAAAAACAAGCGAATAGGCGAGCATCGCCAGATCCGCCGCAGTAAGTGCTATTTGCGCTTCTTCCATAATTAATGAAGGGGCCGAAGCCCCTCCCCCCGAGAAAGTCTGTTAAGCCTTTTTGATGCCGCGCTTACCCAGGTCAATGCCTTTGAAGGCCATGGTGATGCCGATAATGACGACGCCCGTTGCGCCAACCCAGGCAGCGACGGCGGTCATGTCTACAGCTGCGAAAATCACGTCCATCTTTATTACTCCTTACAGTTTGCGAATGACGCCGATAGCGACGCCGAGGGTTATTCCCAGGCCCCAACAAGTGACCGTGAGAAAGAAGCCAGCGGAAAACACCGTAGTTACGCACTCGGCGGTAAGTTGTGCGGTGCAATCCACTGTTGTTACTCCGTATCGTCCGAGCGGTCATCCTCAGTTAAATGACCGCCACATTCAGGACAAATGAACCAATCGTCCTGAAAGCCAAGGTCGACCTCATCGTCTTCGATATCAGCGCCACAGCTAGGACAGTCGAACATTAGTTGCCACCAGCTACAGCAGCAGGACGCGGCTGTACCCGCTGAACTGGTACAGGCAGGCCGTCATCAGAGAGCCACAGGTCCAGGCCGAAAGCGGTGCCGGTTTTGGCCTTCCACGCTTTGGCATATACCGGGACAGCTACTTGCTGGCCGATGTACTTCTTGTAGGCATTTTCAATGCCCGAATCGAGTTGACGTTTGGAAACTTTGAGGCCAATGGAATGTTCGACCTCCTGCCCAAACTGGTCTTTACCAGGAGCAGTAAGCACCAGGTAATGTTCGATAATGCCGTTGTTCTTTTCTTTCGAAGTTACGCCCTTGCACAGGCCCATTTGTACCAACATAACGATTACCTCGGTTAAGAACGGGCCCAGCGCCCGAGAAAGTGAATTGCCAACAGTCCGCACATAGTGACGCCCAGGAGATTCATAGTTGCGGCGATCATGCGGCTTCTACCGATGGCTCGACGTACCAGCCTGGACGCTGAGCGCTGAAATCGACTTGCAGGAAGCGCAGGATCGGAACCACGTTGTTCTTCTGGTCATCCATCTTTAACTTCTGCAAAGCGGCCTTTGAGAGTCCGCATTCGCAAATCTGGTCAACATGCCGGTAGAAAGTGGCTCGGGACATCGAGTCCATAGTTTCCTGCCAGCCGTAATCCTTGATGCTGCGGTATGTGCGAAACAGGTTGAGAGCAACTGTCTCATTGGCTTTCCCGTTCTTTCCGAACTTCGTCCAACGGGCTTTAAGTGCGGCCAGCACTTTTTCATCATTAATTACTCGCATGGAGATACCTTCAAAGGCCGCAAACAGTTCTTTAGTTACTTGTTCCCAACACCACTGAATAAAACAACTCCCCTGCTCTTCCAGCCGCTCCTGGTAGTCGCACAGGGCCCATAAATTCGTCGGGATGTTTCTACGCTCAAGCCAGCGATGCATGACAGTGGCTTCGAGACGAAGAAGGTTTTCCGCCCACTCCTGGAGCGCCGGGTTCTGGAGAACCGCCAGCAGCCGGTGAGCCGCGAACGCCTGGGACGGAACAAAGTTGGCACCGCCATAGGCACGAGCGGCCTTGATGGCTTCATCGAGCTGGCGGCGAAACTCAGGGCCCTTGAGGTAGGCCTTGAGCTTGCGCAGACGGGTTTCCTTGGAGCCCCAGTAGGCCGTGGTTTCGTAGTCGTCACCACGGTTGCGGGTCTGGCCGTTACTGACGCCGCGAAGCGCCTGGACAAGTTGAAGCGCCGTGCGCTCATCGGGCAGGCGGGCGGAATACGTGCAATCGATGCCGTAGACCTCGGCGGCTTGCCAGTCCAGCAAGGCCCAGAGCTTCGGGTAGGACCCGGCAAGCCACTTCAACATGACCTCCCCACCCTTGCGGATCGAGGTCGGCCCGAACACGTTGTGCCCCTGGAGCAGCTTAGCCGGGCTGGCTTTCAGCTCAACGCCGGGCTGAACGCGCTTTCCGAGGGACTGGTGGAACACCTTGAAGGCGAGCGGCGTGAAGCCGGTCGACAGGCTTTCCCACGCGTGGCTGATGTCCTCGACCTGATACCCACCCTTCCCGTCTGCAAGCACGCTGGTGGCACGAAGAGGAACGCCTAGCGCTTCCAGATCGACGATCAGCAGCTCATTGCCACGCTTACCAGTGCTGGTAGCAATCGCCTGAGCCTTGAACGGGATGAACATATGGATTTTGTCGAGCATGCCGGTATTCCGTTACAGCGTTACGCGTTACGCGATGGCGGAACTTATACGCTGTAACGCGTTACAAAGCAACACGTGACAGAATAACCAGCATCAGAGGAACACCAGGATGGCGACAGTGACCAAGCCCTACCGTGTGCGGGACGAATTCGCAGACTCGATCAAAGAGAGGCGAATCAACATGATCGTCGAGACGCGTGAAGACATAGCCGAGGCCGACCTCGTAAACGCAACGCTCTGGAAGTATCTCGACCAAATAACCACAAAGGATGTAATGAAATACCGCGAAGAAGTGCTCAAGAAAGACTGAGCAGGAATCGAGCAAAAGTCTCACCATGAGACAAGAGTCCACCATTAGAGATGGTGGACCCGGCTGCGCCGGTGAAGCCAAAGCGCGGCGGAACCTCTGCAACTTCGTGACCTAACCGTCTGCGGTGCTGATGATCCTGGGAGAGCGGCAGAGAGAAGCCCAGGAGCGGTTCCATTTGGGCAGATCGGGGCGCGGGTTGAGGTAGTGGCGGGACAACGGGAAGAAGATCGCGAGAAGCCTCCAGAGGGACATACAGGCCGCTGGGGGCTTTTTTGTGGGTCGATGGTTGCGGCCCCTTCGGGGGTATCGTCGCAGGCGCTATGCAGCACGACAGGAGGCAGTGCAGGCGACTAATCGCCGCGAGCGGCGAGGTCGAGGCCAGCAGGACAGGTCAAAGCAGGTTGATTCGCTCAGCGATCTGCCGCAACTCGTGCAGGACGGCATCGAGCTGGGCACCTTCGTCGTCAAGCTGGGCGACGCGCTTTCTCAGTTCGCGGATCTCGGCGACGAGTCGCGGGTAGTCGTCGAGGATCCACGTTATGGCGTCGGAGCCCTTGCGGCCCGGCGCATACAGCTCGGCGGTTTTGATCAGGCGGGTTTCGAGGTCGATAGCGCATCGCATAATCGGCCCTATGTTACGCGCCGCCTGGAGCCGGAGGCAGTTTCCAGACGACGCTCAACATAAGGCCAATGTCATTATGCGAAGCGCACCAAGTAGAAATGCAGAAAAGAGGACAGAAAGGCGGTTTGCGCGCCGGCTCGTACCTCGCTCGGCGTGCAAATCCGCTTATCACCAGAGGAATTTCCCCTTCTCATAGGGCACCACGACCACGGACGAGCCTTTAGGGGCCGACTGCAAGCCGCTGGCGACCGCCTGTTCGAGTGCCGGAGGCGGACTGCTGGCGTGCATCGGCGATTGTGGCGGTTCTGGGTCGGGCTTGGTGTCGTCG